GGGCCTCACCACCGTGCGCACGGTCACACCGCGCTATGCGCCGTCGAGCGATGGCAACAACCCCCAACGCTACGCCGATGATGTGATTGCCACGGTACTGCGCTGGCAGGGCGACGATCAGACCCCGCGCTCGTACCGCGTGCGTGGGCTGCCGATCTATCAGCGGCAGGATCTCACCGGGCCACTCGCGGGCCAGCTGACGACACACACGATGGTTACTGTCGACGCGACGTACCCCAACGGGGCGGGACACCTGGCGGATGGGCGAGGGTTCGTTGATCTGGATGGCCTGGAGGCGGCGTGAACGACCAATCCCCACGTGAGCGTGAGCAGCTGCTCGAGCGCGCGCTCGGCGACGAGCTGATAGTGCGACTGGACGAACTCCGCCAGCTCATCGTCGCCGAGCTGCCGGCCGAGCGGGCCGACGTTCTGATGCGCGCGATCGAGGAGGTCCTGGTGGCGGTGCTGAGCCGGGTCACGAGCATGGCCGCGAACACAGTGGTTGCGACCCTCGGACGCCGCCGAACGCCACGGCCGTGAGCGATCCAATGGCCCGCCGCTTCGATCTCGAGGTTGACGCGCTGCGCGAAGAGGTGCGGCGGATGATCGCCGACGACGCCTACAAGGCTGCCCAGGCGCGCCAAGAAAACGTCAACGTGATCACGCGCCTGGGCGTGGAGATCAACGAACTTCGTTCAGACTGGGTGCGGACGCGGGAACAGTGGAGCGGCATGGACGCGCGGATCACGCGGATTGAGGATATTGTCGCGGCCGATGCGGAGCAACGCCCCGTGCGGATCGAACTGCAAGACAGTCGCTGGCGCCGGATCGAGCTGTGGTTGATCTTCGGCGCGGTGCTGCTGGCGCTGAACCTGGCGCGGGGCTGGCTATGGTAGATCACGAGCACTGCCGCACCTGGCACTGGCCGGCGATCATGCTGCTCGCTGTGTACGGGTTGCCGCTGGCCGGCTGCGCGGCCGTGGCGTGGCTCGCGTGGCGGGTGGTGCGCCGTGGTTGAGCGGCATGCGCGGCGCCTCGCCTATGGCTGCCTAATTATCGCCATGCTCTGCCTTGCCGGGGTGTGTGCGGTAATTGTCGTACTGGTGGTGCAAGGATCATGACAAACGCACGACAGACACGGCGGACACGTACCACGCGCGCGTGGAAGGCAACGTTCCTTAAGGCATTAGCCGCAACCGGCAACGTGCGTCGCTCAGCCGAGGCGGCCAAGGTCTCGCGCGCGTTCGTGTATGAGCAGCGCGTCGACGATTCCGAGTTCGCCGCAGCATGGGACGCCGCGCTCGATCAGGCTGCGCCAGTGCTCGAAGAGGAAATGTGGCGGCGCGCAGTTGAAGGCGTTGATGAGCCAGTGTTCGGCCGCGTCGGCAAGGATCAGGACGGCCAGATCGGCGTGGTGCGCAAATACTCGGATGCACTACTCACGACGCTAGCAAAAGCCGCAAAGCCCGAGAAGTACCGCGATCGGCAGCAGATTGATGTTACCGCCAGTCTCTACAAGGTCTACCAGACCGGCGACGGCTTCGACCCCGACGCCGCCTGAGGGCAGCCGCCCGTACACGGCGTACGGCGCCGCGCGGCAGCTCTGGGCGCACCGGGGCGGTGAGATCGTGCTGTCGGGGCCGGCCGGCACCGGCAAGAGTCGCGCGTGCCTGGAGAAGCTGCACTTCGTTGCGATGAAGTACCCGCGCATGCGCGGCCTGATCATCCGCAAAACGCGCGAGAGTCTCAGCGAGGCCGCGCTGGTGACCTTCGAGGAGAAGGTACTCCCGGCCGGCAGCTCGATTGCCGAGGGGCCGAGGCGCAACTACCGCCAGGTGTACCACTACCCAAACGGCAGCGAGATCGTGGTGGGTGGCCTCGACAAGCCCGGGAAGATCATGTCCACCGAGTATGATATGATCTACGTGCAGGAGGCGACCGAGCTTGAGCTGGCCGACTGGCTGGCGCTCACCACCCGGCTGCGGAACGGCGTGATGCCCTACCAGCAGCTGATCGCCGACTGCAACCCCGACGCGCCAACCCACTGGCTCTGGCTGCGCGGCCAGCGCGGCGTGCTCGCGCTGCTGCACAGTCGCCACGAGGATAACCCGACGCTCTGGCAGGGTGGCGCATGGACCGAGGCCGGGCGCATTTATCTCGCGCGGCTCGACCAGCTAGGCGTGCTGAACCCCGAGACCGGCGAGCGCGAGGGCACCGAGTATGCGCGCCTGCGGCATGGCCAGTGGGTGCAGGCCACCGGCCAGATCTACCGGGGCGTGTGGGCAGACGGGCCCGCCGACGGCAACGTGACCGAGGATGCCGAATACATTCCCGACGCCGGCGCGGTGGTCTGGGCGGTCGACGACGGCTATGTCGGCGCGATCGACCCGACCACGGGCACGTACACCGGCGACAGCCACCCGCGCGTCATTCTGTACTGGCAGGAGCGCCTGGACGGCCGGCTCTGCCTGTTTGATGAGTTCTACGCGATCGAGATGCAGGACGACGCCCAGCTCGCGGCGGCGCTGGCGCGGCCCTATCCGGCCCCCAGCTATGCGGTCGTTGATAAATCGGCCGCCAGCCTCAAGGGCCGTATGCACATGGCGGGCATCTACACGCGGAACGGCCCGGCGTCGGTCGAAGAAAGCATCAAGGCGATGCGCCGCGCGATCGGGGCGGATGCGAACGGCTACCGGCGCGTGCTCGTGCATCCGCGCTGCAAGCACTTCCGATCCGAGATGCTGAGCTATCGGCGCGACCCGAACGGCGCAATTGTGAAACAGTTCGACCACGGCCCCGACGCCGCGCGCTATTATCTGTGGTCGCAAAGGATGACCGTATGAGTGACTTGCCATCCGCCATTCAGGGTGATACCCTGCCGACCGCGACCTACGGCGCGCCGGTCCGGCTCGCGATCAGCTCCTGGCTCTCGCGGCCGAGCTACACCGACCTGCCGCGCTACTGGACCTGGTACCGTGATGTTGTGCTGGGGAGCACGATCGAGATGGAGGCGATGTGGGCCGGCGCCGTCGCGCGCACCGCCACCAAGTTCGCCTCGCACGGCTACATCATCAGCGACTCGGCCAAGAGCGGGCGAAAGATTGCGGCGAGTCAGCAGCTGCTCACGCGCGCCGACGGCGGGCAGGGCTGGGTCTCGTTTGCCGAAAAGCTCATCCAGGACGTGCTGCTGGCGGACAACGGGTGCCATATCCGGGTCTACCGGGCCGGCGAAGAACGCCAGCAGATCCGGCTGAAAGAGGCGCTGACGGTCAGCCGCGACGGCTACGACGGGCAACCGATCCAGCAGATCACGGTCAGCCGCGCCCCTGCGGGCGGGCGGATCATGGGCCTCTACCACCTGGACACGTTGCGCTGCACGCGCACCGGCAACCTGGCCTACCCCATCCGCTACCAGGCGCTCGACGGTCATATCCAGCTGCTGCGCTATGACCAGGTGCTCAGTTACGCCGACCTCCCGAGCCCGCGCGCCGAGTTGTACGGCGTCGGGCGCTGCGCCGCTGGCCGGGCGTATCCGACGATTGCGAAGCTCGCGGCGATGGAGCGCCTGGTATTCGAGAGCCTGACCGGCGGTGGCGCGAACAAGATTGCACTGATCCGCGGACTCCTCGAGCCCACGCTGAACGCAATCATCCAGGGTGCGCAGGCCGAGGCGGCCGCGAAGAACATGATCTACTATCTCGGCACGATCCTGGGGGCGATACCCGGTGATGTCGATCTCCAGGTGGTCGAGATCCGGTTGAAAGAGCTGCTGAGTCAGTTCGATCCGAAGATTGAGCGCGACAACGGCTATCTGGTCTACGCCAACAACATCGGTGTGCCGGTCCAGGACATCCAGCCGCTCAGCGGCCAGGGCCTCGGGACCGGCAAGCAAACCGAGCTGCTGCACGACGCGGGGCAGGGCATGGGCGCGATCGCCGCCTTTGTGAAGTGGTGGGAGCAGACATGCAGCGACAAGCTGCTGCCGGCCACCACGACGCTGGAGTTTCGCGACGAGCACGATCTTCGCGAGCAGAAGGCCCGCGCCGAGGTCGCAAAGCTCCGCGCCGACGAGCGCGGCGCCCGCATCGCTTCGGGCGAGATCTCGCCGGCGATGGCGCGCCAGCTGGCCAGCGATGCGGGCGACCTCGCCCCCGAGCTGCTGGCCGCCGATGCCACGCCGGCCGGCACGCTGGCCGACGACGACAAACCGATCGACCCGGGCCAGCCGACCCCAGCCGCGCGGGCGCTCATCCAGAGCGAGCCGTCCGAGCCGCCCGCGCGCCAGGTGCCCGGCCAGAAGGCGGCCGCACAGCTCAGCGACGAGGCGATCCGCGCCGGCCTGCGCATCCTCGAGGCGGCCGAGCGTGAGTGACGAGCGCCCCCGACGCCTTGAGCGCCTGCTGGCGCATGCGCGCGAGCTGCTCGGCACGGCCACCGATGTGCTCGAGCAGGTCTACCCGCGCGGCGTGGCGGCCTGGGAGAGCGAGCTCGAGCGGGCGCTGCGCGAGTACCACGCCGCCGCCTATCTCGCCGGCAGCGGCGTGCGCACCCCGGACCAGGTGCGGCCGCCGGCGCGCGTGGCGGTCGAGCGCGATATCGCGACCCAGCTGGCGTTCTTGCGACGCTTCGGTGTCACAATTCGGGAAAACGCGACGTGGGACAAGGGCTGGAAGGCCCGCGCGCAGAGCTACGCCGACGCGATCCAGGTGCCCTACTGGCGCGGGCGGACCAAGATGCTGCCGCTGCCCGCGATGCCCGGCGAGGGCTCGCAGTGTATCACGCACTGTAAGTGCACATGGGAGATCGTGACGGTGGATGAGGCGGCCAACGACTACGACTGCTACTGGCGGCTGGGCGCGGCCGAGCACTGCCAGACGTGTGAGCAGCGCGCGGCCACCTGGGCGCCGCTGGAAATACGCGGAGGGAGGCTGATCTGATGGGTGCACGTGCCATCCTGCCAAAGCGCGCGCTGGCCGAGCCGGCGAAGCTCGCGCGGGCGCTGCAAAACACGCTCGACGCGCAAGCCAAGAATATGCAGATTGACTTCCAGGTGACCACGCGCACCTGGTCGCACGGCGTCGAGTTTCCGATCTCCGCGCCCGACCCGTACACGCGCGAGATTGCGACCAGCGACCCGATCTATGGCATGGTGAACGACGGCACGCGCCCGCACCCGATCCACGCCAGCGGGCGCGTGCTCGTATTTCAGGGCGGATTTCGATCGAAGACGTTGCCGCGCTCGATCGCCAGCGGCAGCGGCGGCTCGGGCGGGCCAACCGTGTTTACCCGAAGCGTGAACCATCCGGGCACCAAAGCGCGCGATTTCGATGTGGCGATCGCGCAGAAGTGGGATCGGCTGATCGGCCCAATCTTCCAGCGTGCCATTGATGCGGAGTTTTCATGACCGACCTCGTACACCTGCTCAGCCAGCCGCCGGCGGCACTGACCTTTACGGCAAGCGCGGATGGCCGTCGCACGATTGGGACAACTGTCGGCTTCGTCCTCGACATCTGGCCGGACCGAGTCGAAGCGGCGGCGCTGTTTCCGCCCGACCAGCCCGACCTGGCGGCCCGGAACGGCGTGCTGTTCCAGCTGCTGCTGGCGGCGACGCGGCCGGCCTGGGCCGGCGCGGAGGCCTGGCTCGTGGCCCAGCTACGCCTGGCGCCGACACTAGCCCGAGGTCAGCACCGCTTTGATCACATTGCCCAGCGCGTGGCGCTCATTGTGGACCGCGCGCACAGTCGCGCCACACTCAGGATTGTGTATGCAACTCGACCCACCAACCCGCCTGGCGCTTGAGGCGTTGTATCGCGTGCTGCTGGCCGCCGTTGTTCAGCTGGCGCGCGTGCTGGGCAAACCATGCCCGGTACAAACACGCGCCGATCGGCGCTCCGAGCGGGCATCGTTGACGCCGCATTGACAATCCTGGTAGAATGAATGTGCGACCGACGAGCGCCGGCAGGCGCGGGTCGTACCAATACCCAAATAAAAACGTGCGCGGGGGAGTGGACGGGTTGCGCACTTGGCCCGATGAAGCCAGTAGGCAGAGGGCATCGGTAGCAGAACAGGTGCTCAGGCTTGGCCGCTTATGCTACCCCACTCCCCCGACCAGCGACGGTACACGCCGTCGGCACGTGACGCGCAGCGGGGCGGCGCGTCGGTCTTATGGCCCTGCCAGCCGACGCGCCAGAACCGCATCCAAAGTCTGTAGGGGCGGTGTACTTCCCCTGGGCCAACTGCACCCTAAGCCGGTCGGGTAAGCGCCGGCACCATAGTCGCTGAACGCTGAAACGCGGGCGGTGTCATCCTCTCAGGAGGGTGGCGCCGCCTTTTTTGTTGCCCTATGCCAAACCCGAGCATCAAAAACGAGCCGATGTACCGCGCGCTACGCCGGCAGGGCATGAGCAAGGCGCGGGCGGCGCGGATCTCGAACGCCGCGCGCTTCAAGGCGGCTACGCTCGGCACGCTTGAGGCCTATGTCAGCGCATCCGACTATGCGCCGCCCGTTGCGCAGGCGCTGGCCTCGCTCATCCCCGAGCTGCCCGCGTTCAAGGGCGAGAGCCTGGGGCCGGGCATCACGCGCATTCGTGGCAACCTGTGCAACGTGCATGGCCGCTACGGGCCGTGCGACGCGGCGCTGAGCGGCAAAAAGCCGAAGGGCCGCGCGGGCGCCAAAACCCCCGAGCAGCGCCAGGCCGAGCGCCAGGCCGCGCGCGCGCAGCAGCAGCAGGCCAACCGCGCATCCGTCACGAGCGCGCTGGCCGAGGCCGACGCCTCGCTCGGGCCGACCGGCGTGGCGTCGGTGCTGGCGGCGATGGACGGCGGCGAGATCACGAACGGTCCGGCGCTCGAGCGCCTGGGCTATGCCGAACAAAACCCCGACGGCTCCTACCGCCTGACGCCCGAGGCCCGCGCGCTGGCCCGCGCGGCCAGCCGGGGCGATGCCCGCGCCGCGCTCGACGCCGACGGCCGGGCGCAGGAGCGCGCCAAAAAGACCGCCGCGGCGGCCGAGAAGAAAAAGAAGCTCGAGGACAAGAAGCCCAAGGGCGGCGGGGGCGGCAAGAAGCAGCCGAGCGCAGATGAGAAGCGCCAGGCCCAGCAGCAGCAGCGCCAGGCCACAGCCGCCACCACCGCCGCCCAGGTCGGGCTGCGCGCGGAGGACGCAGACGCGCTACGGATAGCCAGTGAGCAGGGCGCAGGCGGCCTACGTGCCGACCAGCGCGCACCACTGGATCGGCTGGGCCTGCTGGACGACAACGACACAACCGACGCCGGCCGCCGGGCGCTGGCCGCGCTCGAGCGTGGCGATGTGCGCGGCTATCGCGCCGCGGTTCAGGACGCGGCCAGCGCCCGCACCCGCCAGCAGGATCGACAGACCCGCGCCACCGAGCGCCAGCAGCAGCAGGCCGCGCGCGACGCCGACCGCGAGCAGCGCCGGGCTGACACCGCCACCCGCCGGGCCGAGACCGATCGCCGCCGCGCGGCCGCCGACAGGCGCCGCGAGCGCGCCGATCGCCGGGCGGCCGCGCGAGCGGAGAGCGCCCAGCTGGGTCTGCGGAAACGGCGGAAGGAAGCGGGCCGCCGCAAGTGGGGTAAGCAACGGCGCGCGAACGATTATCCCGATCAGTCACAGTTCGCTGGCTACACGATGGAAGACTGGGACGACACGAAGCCGGATAGCTTTTATAAAGCAAAGTCATTTGCGGTCTACAAGGCCGCCGACGGTACGCCGCGCTGGCTGGCGCGCTCGACGACTGCCTACCGCGATCGGGATGGCGAGATCCTGAGCGTGGCGGCGCTGGACGCCGACAGCCAGCGGATGACCGCCACGAAGCAGTACGGCCCGCTGCGCTGGTGGCACGTCGGCCGGCCCGATCCGGCGAACCCCACCGCGCCCTGGGGCCCGGGGCTGGACCTGGGCGACTGCGATTTTTCAATGGTGATCGGCCGCACGCGCGTGGAGTCGGGGACGTTCAAATCGGCCGCAATCGCCCGCGCGGTGGCGCGCGTCGCCGACTCGCTCGAGCTGTCGCCCGGCTTCTTTCACCCGCCGACCGCCCCCGACGCCGGCGGCGTGTTTACTCAGATACGCACGTTTGAGCGCAGCCTGGTGCCGACGCGGTACGCGCGGGCATCAAACCTCTTTACTGGCCTGACGGTCAAGGAGTCACGTATGGATGATATTGAGTTCAAGCGGCGCCTCAAGGCCGCGATTATGGAACTGAGCCTAAATCGCGTCGAGGCGGCGACACTGGGGCAGGATCTTGCGCAGACCGACAAGACCGCAGAGGCGGCTGGCATCGCGTTCAAGAGCCAGGACGCGCCGACCGTGTACCTCGGCCCCGACGGTACGCCCGGCATTATCCAGGGCGGCGCCTGGGTGGCGCTCAAGGCCGCCACCCCACCAGCTCCGCCTGAGGTCGTGGCCGCCGTCGAGGAAAAGGCGCCCGAGCTGGAAATGGAGGTCGAAGAGCCGACCGACGAGAGCTACGCGCCTGCGATCGGCGACATGACGCCCGACGAGTTCGGCGCGCTGCTCGACGCGCGGCTGGCCCCGCTGATCAAGGCGCTCGACATCGCGGGCAAGATGGGCGGGCACATGGATGAGCTGAAAAGCATGATGAGCGGCGTCGCCACGAAAGAGGCCGGGCTGGCCAGCGAGGTGGCGGCGCTCAAAACGCAGGTGGCCGAGCTGGCCGGCGATGCGCCGCGCGTGCTGGCAGGCGGCTACCGCGCCAGCGCCGCCGCAGCCACCGTGGTGCCCGACGGCGACGCGCGGCTGAAAGAGGCCGCGCCCGGCAGCGACCCAATCATGGCGGCATTTGGCGGCTTTTTGAGCGACCTGGGGCTGACCCCCGGCGCGTAGAGACCGGCGCGCGAGCTCGCGGCCGTTTCCCCCGACACACACAAAGGAGCAAGCAATGTCACTTGGACAGTTGAGCGACGCCGATCTGAACCGTCTCGGCCAGATCGTGCTGAAGCAAATCGGCGCGGGGGACATGAGCCGCACCAAGGCGGTTTCCAGCACCCCCACCACCACCTACGGCCACGGCCCCGGCGGGCTGTTTAGTAACCCGGCGCTCGAGCGCCCGATCTTTAGCGCGATGGTGCTGCCGCGCACGGGCCTCCAGAATATGCTGCCGGTGCGCGGCACCCGCTTCGCCAACCCGCTGTACGGCCTGTTCACCGGCGTGACCGCGACGACCGGCAGCGAGCCCACCGGCGTGTGCGACGACCCGCCCACGGCTGGCCTCTCCAAGCTGTGCGAGCACAGCTTCGTGTACGGCCGCCAGTCGCGCCAGACGCGCGTGTTCGACATCGACCGCATGGGCCTCTTGCAGGACCGCGGCGAGCACACCGACTTTCAGTTCATGGGCAACCCGTGGCAGAGCGCGACGGCTGAGAATGTGCCGACCTACCCCGGCATGCAGGGCCCGCTGAACAACGCGCTCAACTCGGAAGTCGCCAAGGCGATCTTCGAGCTGGGCGTGGCCTGGAGCCGCGACTTCGCCAAAGAGCTGTACACCGGCAACCCGACCAACAACACGTCGGGCGGCGGGCGGCAGTATTTCTACGGGCTCGACACGCTGATCAACACCGGCTACCGCGACGCGATTACCGGCATCGCCTGCCCGGCCGCCGATAGCATCGTGCGCTCGTTCGGCAACCTCGACATCTCGACCAACGGCGCGACGCTGGTGCGGCAGATCACCAACATCTACCGCAACCTGCGCTACATCGCCAGTAACGCCGGCCTCGACCCGGTGCAGTGGGCGATCTCGATGCCCTGGGCGATGTTCTACGAGATCACCGAGGTCTGGCCGTGCGCGTATCTCACCTACCGCTGCACGAACATTGCGACCGGCAACACGGCGTTTGTGGACAGCGCCGAGGCGATCCGGCTGCGCGACGAGATGCGCGGGAACGTGTACGACCGCACCGGCCAGTACCTGCTGATCGACGGCGTGCGCGTGCCGGTCGTGATGGACGACGGCATTGCAGAGCTGGGCGTGGGCGCTGGCTCATTCCGCGCGGCGCTGTACTTCGTGCCGCTGACCGTGCTGGGCGGAACGCCGACCACCTTCATGGAGTACCTGGACTATTCGGCCCCGAACGGGGCGCTGGAAGCGGCGCGGGCGTTTGCGCCCGAGGGCAGCTACAGCGTCAGCGACAACGGGCGCTTCCTGTGGCACAAGAAGCCGCCGCAGAACTTCTGTGTGCAGATGCTGGCGAAGAGCCAGCCGCGCCTGATGCTGCTCACCCCGCATCTCGCGGCCCGGCTGACCAACATCCAGTACACGCCGGTACAGCACCAGCGCGATCCGTTCACCGACGGCACCTACTTCACCAATGGCGGTCAAACGTCATACGGCGGCTACGGCCCCTCGTACTACACGCCGACAGCGTAATGCAGTGGCCGGAGCGGGGCTATTTAACACCCCGCTCCGGCCGGTAGTCTTGGGTTTTTGTGAACTTACGGCGATTGCACGGGCCGCACAGGGGCTGAATGTTTTCAATCAAGTTTGTGCCACCTTTAGCAATCGGCACAATATGGTCAGCATGGAGCGCGCCAGTTGCGCCACAGCAGACACACTGATGATTATATCGCTCACACAACAGATTCCACTCTTCGCGCGTAAACGAACCTTCGGCGTTCGCCAAGCGTGCGCGGCGGGTTCGGCGGTGTTGAACGCTAAGCATCAGCTTATGTGCCCGATAAACCGGATCGCTGTGAAAACGCTGGCGCTTCCAGGCATTTTTGCGGGCGCGATATTCGGGATCGTTGTGCCACTTATCGCGGTCGCGCTCACGGCCGGCGGCTCGATTGCGGGCACGGGCTTCTGGAGTATTGCGGTAGTAGTCGCGTGTGCGGTCGCGTTCGGCGCGAATAGCCTCAGTGGTACTGAACTTTTCGGCGCGGTATGCACGCATACACAGCTTGCAATACGACTGATACCCATCGCGATAGCGCGGGCCTTTGCTGAATTCGGTGAATGGCTTGGTGATGAAGCACCGGGCGCACGTTTTCATAAATCCCTCCGTTTACAAAGTACTATAGCATAAGTAAGCGGAGAAATCAATCGACACTGCCGCGCGCGGCTAGGGTCGCTCCCAAAGAGCGGGGACTCCACCGCCTGCCGCGCGCGATCACTGGAGTGCATCAGGAGACATGCCGATGTGGCCCACCCTCGCAATCGTGATCATTACCTACAACCGGCGCGACGTGCTGCGCGAGACGCTGCGCCGGCTCAACACGCACCTGGCGTACAGCGGCCCGCGCGCGCTCGTGATCGCCGACGACGGATCGGACGACGGCACGGCCGAGCTGCTGGCGGCCGAGTACCCCGACGCTGTGCACGTGGTCAGCCCGCGGCGCGGCCTGGGGGCGAACGCCAACGCCGGCGTGCGGGCCGCGCTCGCTCGCGCCGACTATGTGCTCCAGCTCCAGGACGACATGCACCTGCTCACTACGCTGGACATGCACCCGCATATTGAGCGGCTGCGCGACGATCCGACCTGTGGTTTTATTCGGCTCTGGGGCGTGGGCGGGCATCGCTACGAGGGCCGGCTGGAGGGCAACTACTGGCGCGTGTTCTGGCATAGCGACGAGCTGTACATTCCGAGCGACCGCCCGCACGTCAAGCATAGGAGGTTCCACGAGCACTACGGGCTGTACCCCGAAGGGCTGCCGACGGCGCACACCGAAGAGGCATGGTGTCACCAGGCCAAGAACCGCGCCGGGCTCGAAGGCAAGCAGATCGACGTGTTCGTACCGCAGAACCAGCTGACCGAAACGACCTGGGAGCATGCGGCCTGGGGCCAGCGATGGAGGGATGCAGGGCTATGATGAACCTCACCGGCGCCATCCTGATCACCGGCGGCTCGGGCACGCTCGGCCACGCAATCGCGCGCGCCGCGCGCGCCGAGGGCTGGGACTGCCGCATCACGATCTACAGCCGCAGCGAGCTGCGCCAGGCCGAGATGCGCGCGCGCTACCCCGAGTGCCGCTTTGTGCTCGGCGACGTGCGCGACTACGACCGCCTGGCGGCCGCCATGGCCGGGCACGACCTGGTGATCCACGCGGCCGCGATGAAGCGCATCCCCGAGTGCGAGGCGCAGCCGGGCGAGTGCTACGCCACCAACGTCGGCGGCTCGCAGAACGTCGTGCGCGCGGCGCTGGCGGCGGGCGTGGCGCGCGTGGTCGGGATTAGCACCGACAAGGCCTGCGCCGCGATTACGACCTACGGCGCGAGTAAGCGGCTGATGGAGGGACTATTCCAGGCCGCGAGCGAACGCACCGTGTTCACGCTCTGCCGCTACGGCAACGTGCTGGCGAGCAATGGCAGCGTCATCCCGATATGGCGCCAGCAGGCCGATCGCGGTGAACCACTCACCATCACCGATCGGCGCATGACCCGCTTCTGGATGACCGAGCGGCAGGCGGTACGGACGATCGAGCTGGCGGCCGGAGTGCACGCAGGTGCGATCGTCGTGCCAAAGATGGGCGCGCTCGATATTCTTGATGTGGCACGGTACGCGGTCGGAACGCACCACATTCAGACGGTTGAAACCGGGCTTCGCAGTACGGAGAAGTTGCACGAGGATCTGGTCCACCCCTACGAGTCGGCCGACAACCAGGCCGGAAACTTCCTGATTTTTGCCGGCGCGCCGGGTGGCATCACCTATACCAGCGAGACGGCCCCGCGCATCGACCGCCACACGTTTCTGGCGATGCTGGCCGAAAGCGAGGCGGCAGGTGATTGAGCTGAAC